TACCCCCTAACGGGGGGAGAAAAAGCAAAACGAAAGCATACCGGACTTTGATGAGGTTTTGATGGAGGCAACCATGCGTGGAATTCCAGACCTAGCTCGCCCATTCTTCGATTACTACGCCGCTGCTGGGTGGCGTGACAGCGATGGAAAGCCGGTCCATTCCTGGCGGCAGAAACTGGTGTCCTGGAAGGTTCGAGAGGACGACAGGATGCGCAAACAGATTGCGGCACAGAAAAAGCCGCAGAGCGGCGGAAAAAGCTTTTCTGATTTGGCCGCAGAACTGGAGGGAAAGCTGTGACAATCGAGCAAACCGGGATGATCCTTGACCTCCTCGAAGGTGCCATACCAGGCGCGTTTTCCGGAGAAAGGGCCGGGAACAAGGGGAAAACGCTACGGCTTTGGGCAGAGGCGTTTTCTGGGGACGATATCAGCGATGTAAAAGCAGCGGTAATAGCCTTTGTTAAGGAAACGGAGAAAGGTTTCTTTCCCACGCCGGGCAAAATAAGAGCCAAAATGCCAAAGAAAATGATTGAACCCTCATTTGTGGCAACCGACCCGAGCTGGAAAAAACAGCATGAGTGGATAGAGCGATACAGAGACCTGAAACGCCGCCGCTTGGAAGCTGGACTGCCTGGGAACATCGAAGAGGCGCGGGCAGCCGGGCTGAGTGCGGAAGCGTGGGAAGAGCGGCTGGACGAAGCCGGGTTCGGATTGGAGGCGATCTTTTGAACATCGAAAAAGCGCGTGCGATCTCATTGATCGAGTCGGTGATCCTGGAAAAGCTGGACGAGGTGGGCCAGTGTGCGAGATCGGAGGTTCGGGGCCGGATGGAGGAGATAGACGCCCTCACCGCCGCTTTGGCAAGGCGTTCTTCCACACAGATGTGAATTTCAACATCGCCGAATATTTCCATTTTTGCAACCGGCTTTTAATCAAGGAACCAAAAGAGCGGGGTAAGGCCCCGGCCATGCTGGTGTTCTGCTCCTTCCAGCAGCTTCAGACGGTAGTACAGTACGGTGAAAAATACGGATTTAAGCACAATATTCCGCTGGTGTTCATTAAGAATTACTCTCCGCAGGTGCTTAAAGCGAACATGAAAATAGTCGGTGCTGCGGAGTATGGGCTGCTGCTCTACCGGGACAAGCTCCCAAAGTTCCACAATGATAGACAGATGGTGTTTAACTGGTTTCCTTGGGAGCGTGATGGGCCCAATATCCCGAAGATCCACGAGACACAGAAGCCGGTTAAGCTGCTAAAGCGCCTGATTGAGATTTTCACCGACCCGGGAGACGTGGTGATCGACCCCTGCGCCGGCAGCGGGTCCACCCTCCGGGCGGCATACGAGTTGGGACGGGACAGGTCGAACTTGATTATTGATGCTTTTGACCGTGCGCCGGAAGTTGAAGCGGTTGTACTGCCTCCAAATGACCCCCTGACCATGGAGGAGCTGCGGGAGATGGACGGGGAGCCGGTGTGGGGCGCTTTTTCGGAAGGCAGTGGCCGCTATATGATAATCCAATGGCACAACTCTGAATTTTTTAAGACATTTGAGTATGGAAAAACATGGATGGCCTACCGTCGCAAGCCGGAGACAGTGAAGACATAATTTTGGAGGTGGAGGCGTGACAGATTCTAAAGGCCGAAGGCCGAAAAATCCATACCGAGAGGGTACATATATCTGGCTGATTATGGAGGGGGCCCTGGAGGGAGAATTTGACCGGGGCAAACCGGGATGGGAGGACCTGTCCTCTGAGGCCATAGCGGAAGTGCTTGGGGCCTCAAAGAATACTGTTCGGGATTCTATTCGAGCAATTAGGAATGAAACTGGCTACATTGTAAAGTACACAATGAAAAGGGGGCGGCCTCGTGGTAGAAAACAAGTTCCCTGATCGGCTGAAAAGATTGAGAGAGCGACAGAAGAGAAAACAGTATGTAGTGTCTGAGCTCTGTGGGCTAAACAGGAGCGCGATCAGGCGGTACGAACGAGGAGAGAGGGAGCCTGGCCTAAAAGAGCTTGTCAGCATCGCGGACTATTTTGAGGTCTCACTGGATTATCTTGCCGGCCTGACTAACAACCCAAAGAGAAACGGTTAACCTTTTATCATCGTGCAGATTACAGCAAAAAAATTGTGCCATTTGGCACAAAACGGTGAGGCCACCAGGATGATAATAGACTTGCGGGCATGAACGGACCCGCAAGCCTCCTTTCCCTATGGCGGCGGGGCCTTCGCTTTCTTCTCCCCGCCGCACATATGCCGCTGTAGCTTAACTGGAGAAAGCGCAGTAGTAATATTCTGTGTTGCCTGTTCGATTCAGGCCAGCGGCTGCGTGTGCCGTGGTTTTCGGCACAGCATTTAAATTGCCCCCTTGTGATGGCCTCCCAAAATCCGGGAAGCGCCGGTAACATGCGGGCACAAGAGAAACGCTCCAAAGGCCACGGAGCAGTGTTTTGCATTCGAGTAACTCTCGTTCGCTTATATAAGCGTATAGAAAGATTGCGAGGAGCCGGTCGCACCGGTGAGAAGACAGGGTATAACCAATAGGTCTCGACCTGTGAAAAACGCAAAACGCACCCGCCAGCCCTGCGGGACAGAATGGGGCAACAGAGCGCCGTCAGCGTGGCGATATGACATGCTTAGATAACAACGCCCTTGAAAGTTAGGCCATAACCTTTAGGGCGAAAATGGCCAGCCGGGGAAGGACCGGCACGGCGCTCACATACGCAGCCACCCGGCGCAGGAGCCGGGGGCTGTACCAGCTCTTCCATGGAGTAAATTCCTCATATGAGGTGCCTGGTGTCACACAGGCGGGTGAAACAAAGCCGCATTTATATACGGGCGCATGTACCAAGGTGGCGAGGCGGTCTCCAAAACCGCTTGTGGTGGGTTCGATTCCTTTCCGTCCGTGCCAAATGCAAACACTAGAAGCTGGTAAGGTGTTCTACTTTCCATACGCCCCTGAAATATATATAAATATATATTTCTAGGGGCTATGGAAAGAGAGCGATTTTCGATACATGATTTTTGTGGGTGGAAAATATGACTCCTTCCGAAAATGAGCAAATCCAGATTGCGCTTGAAATGATTATTAAAGGCGAAAAGCAGTTTGAAATTATTGAATTTCTGCTGCAATCGATAAAGACGGAAATGAAAGCAGTATCTTATGACAGAGCAGAATACAAATCATTGTTGCGTGCCATACAGAAGATAAACAAAGGGAAAAATGACGCAATAGAAGCTTTGTGTGATACAAATAAGTTGCCAGCCGAATCTTGGTTTGATAAGATGCAAAAATTCTCTCCTTGGCTGGTTAGTTGCTAAAATTTTATGGAATGGATTTGGGGGGCGGAAACTATTGGAAGACCAAAGAGCAGAGGAAATCTGGTGGCAGAATGAGATTCGATCTGGGAGAGACCCGAGTAAAGGCTGCGGGTGCCCGATGGATAGGGATACATTTGAAAACGTCAAGCTACTTGCTCCAATACTCTTTCTTCTGTTTGGTGTGACCGTGCTTTTCGCCGTGGTTGCTGGCGTTCTTTACGATTTGGCCGGATATGCGGTCAAGATTCCAGGGTTAATTTTGATATCCCTCTTCGTAATGGCTATGATAATTTATGCCTTGTGGCCACTTATTTTGCATAAGAATGAGCAGACATTCGAGAAGGACCAAATAGAATTGGCCAAAACGTATTCCATTTCTGAGTATTTCGACCGAACCGAACAAACTGCACTTGACATTCTAGAACATCAGGAACCCATAGATAAAACTATCATTCTGTGGTGGGGACTTGACGGGTTGCGACTTAATGAGGATGGGACGACGGAGTGGGTGCGTAGGAAGAAAGAAAATCCATTTTCTGAAAACGTGGTTTATCAACCACTCCAGAATATTCAGCCCATACAGACTGGAAATTTGCTATTTGAGCAAATGCAGTGTACAAAGGAAAAGATAGATGCGTTGATGGCGCAGAACACAATCTGCGTGCAGTCCAAAGGATATTACACGCCATACTATTATGCAGGATGCTGCTGCAATTTTATGGGATAGATTTTAACTGATAGGTGGTGGCTTGTTATGAAATTAACACCGAAGCAGGAACGATTTGTGCAGGAATATCTTGTGGATTTGAATGCCACCGCTGCGGAATATGAAAAAAAATTAAAATCCTTTACTTTCAGTCCATTTTGTTTTGCAACAGAGAAATTCTACTTAGTTGACAACCCGGAAGATACCATAGTATCCGCCTATGCGGTTTTACTCGATGACACTGCAAAAGCATATCGAAAAAAAGCATGTTATTTGCTCCTGCGAGCATTTGTGCGATATGATTTTTTGGAATTTATTTTGAAAGATGATGCAGCCCCGTTTGATAGAAACGATAAAAGAGTGTTGGCCTGGACAAAGGCAGTTAAGAGCAGAGGATCTTGTGAGATTTGTGGAAGCACAAAAGAACTGGAAGCACACCACATTTTGAAGTGGTCTGAATATCCACGAGGTAGGATTGACCTCAAAAATGGGATGTGTCTATGCGCCAAGTGCCACGCGAAACAACACGAGGGCGAGCCAGCTGAAAGGCTTATCCTATCGAAAGCAGGTAAGCGAAGTGGCAGTTGATTGGCTGAAAATCAAAGCAGAATACATTAGCGGCGGTATCACTCAGCGGGCGCTTGCAG